CGCATAAACGTAGTGATGATAATCTTAGGATTTGAATTCATTTAGGAAGGTATCCAGTGTCATTGCTTTGTCGTCGATGTACCACATGCCGTATGGCTTACCGAATACAAGTTGATCGAAGGGAACGTCATGTCGATCAAGCCAATCAGCCGTGATTCGACTTAGCTTGTTGAAGGCTAACTCTACGTCATTATGGCAGGAACGCATATGGCGCGCAGTAAGAATGGTGATGTACCAACCATTACTATGCGCTTCGCGAACCTTCTCGATTGTTTCGTTGATTGGCTTTGCGTTGGCGTATCGCTCGACTGAGCTCTCGATGTTAAGATCGCCAACGCATAATGTGTGGTCTAGATCAACCACGAGACTGAGTTCAAACAAATCCGCTGTCTGCGGCCGCCTTACGATAGAGTGCATAGAACAGCTCTTGGTTCACTTTGTTGTGTGAGTGTAGAGGAATCATAGTCAAAAAGAGAGAAGCTGTCAAGAACAAAGTTGTTTGCCACGTCAACTCACCATATTTGTCTACGAAGAGTTTCTTGTATGCTTGGCGAACAACTTCTTTACCACTATCAAAGTACAGGGTTTCTTCATCCTTATTTAGATAAAGCTCTGCGTCCACATAGTCGTATGGATAGTAGGCCGAATGTGTGATCTTAGCCAAATCATAAAGAACATTTCCGTACGCATCACCACGCGGATCGATCAGCTTGATGTGCTTGCTACCTGGGTGATAGAATACGTTCGAGAAACAAAGATCGCCATGAAACAAAGAGTCTGGAAACACCTCGAACTTACCTTCATTCACCATTTCATAAAACTTGTTCATGAATACGTGATCATCGTTTTCGATAAGCTCTGCGTCAATCTCTGTGAATCTAGCGAAGCTCTTTTCTAGATTACGAAGAAAGAACTGAGGTTTTCCTGGTTTCCCATAGAATCTGAACTTGTCAGTTAGATCGAACATCTTTGTAAAGATTCCAGCCCAGAAGATAGGATCAGACTCGAGATACAGATAGAGCTCGCGCAGAGTAGGGCTGTCGATGCGTTCCATTGTGTACATCGGTCGATCGCCATACAACGTCTTATCAAATATGCGCGGCGTCATCATTTTGATAGGAGTTGGAAGATTGTCGTACCAGTTAGCTTCCGCGTGAATCTTTTCTGGATGAGCGACAGAAGTTTTCGTGATGGTAGTATCATCACTAGAATGATACAGAATGTTGAACGAACGCGAGTTCTTTACACCACGATTCTCAAGGTACTCCTGCAACGTACCAAAGTCAACGATCCTGATTGACTTCGTATAGATAGATTCATTCTTCATGTAATGTGACATGGCTGAAGAAATCTGAACTTCACCGTAACGAGTATCTTCAATAGCGTCAACCAAACAACTACGAAAGCGCGACGCGTCTGTGAAGTAATAGACTCCACTGACAGCATAGCTAGTCGGAGGCATGTCGCGAGGCTTATCGTGGAACTCTACGACTTTTCCTTCTTTCGTTTCAGCCATACACCAGCGTTCCCAATCAGGAACTTTCTGAACTGAAATCCAAGACGTTCGACAATCATTGATTTGAGTATGTTCTACAACGATATCAGAAAGAAGAATCAGAACAGGTTCTTCTCCGATATCGCGTGGAATACCACAGTAAATTGAAACGCCAGGACCACCTCGAGCCGAGGCTTCGGCGTACTCAACGAAACGAACGCGCGAATCTTGGGAGAAGTACATCCCAACGATCTCGCGGATCTTATCAGCTTGATGACCAACTACGATAGAGACTTCACGAGCACCACTATCGAGCGCCAGTCTGATGTTGTGGACGATGATTGGCACTTCCTTATACGGAAGAACGCATTTCGGATAGTTCTTACCTAGTTCATTGAATCGAACGCCGCGTCCTGCCGCAGGAATCACACAATACATCAGTAACCTCTTGTTCTAATCAAAAGTCATCAAGAGTCGACACACTATCGCTCTTACCTAACTTACTTAGGACTTCTTCAGCATCGTCGAGTAGACCATTATTTCCGAGATAGTTACCCCACTCTTCAGTATCCCACATGCCAGGGGAAACGCCATTCCAACCTTCTTTCCACAGAGGATGTTCCTTGTCGTTTCTGCGCATGTACCCAAAGTTCTTACGAGCTTCCTCATACTTCTTTGATCCGCACTGAGACATCGACTCGCGGAAGTACATCACGACTGACATACGCTCGAAGCCTTCTTCATAATCGAACGCAGGGCTGTTTGAGTGAATACGATGCGCATTCATCATGATAAGATCGCCAGCACGAATGTCGGCTGCTACACGAAACTCAGGGAAGCAAAGATAGAATCCATTATAGCTCTTCCCATTGTCTAAGACTAGAAGATTCGAAAAGCCACGGGGATTTTCGTGCGACTCCCATGACTCACATAGATCACCAACGTCACGATGCGCAGCCGTACGGAAGTCGCGATTGATGGTTAGAGTAGTGTATGGCGTGTTACCAATTTGCCAATCTGGACCAAGCTGTTTCATAACTTCCATCTGACCAGCGAAACGTACTGGTAGATTCTCTTCAAAGATCTTTGCAGCTTGCTCAAACAGCGGAAGCGCAGATTCATAGAGCTCGTGATGATTAGCACTCCATCCCGTCTCACGACAGAATGGAATACGTGGATAACGATCCATGAATCCACCAACACCAGAACGAACACCATTAGCATACGTTGTATCTGAGATCATATCTGTCAGAAGATGATCAGCCGCGTGCTTACGCTCTTTAGGGCTTTTGCTCTTATTCGATTCATACCAATCAGAGAATACGAATCCTTTGGATTTGTTCACAATCCAAATAGCACCAGCACCAATTTCACCCGCGCTCTTGTCAGCACCAGAGCCGCGACCTTGAAGTGGTTTGTCAGGAGTTGTATCGTAGATTTCTTGCAGTCTGTCTTCGCCCGTCAGTGTAGGCACCGAGCCTCTTGACATATACTGAAGAACAGCCTTTTCGCGTTGCGTAACCCAACGACGAGACCCTTCGCCGTCAGGTAGTTTCTGATACGCAGTGTCGCGCTCGATGCCAGAAGCAAGACCACGATTGTCTGACATCGTAGCACCAGAACGCAATGATTTGTACGCCGCATCAGTCAATTCTTTACTGAAAACACCCTTACGAAACTTACATAGAATGTTCTTTTCGCTATGCGTTTCACCGTTCGCGATCTGCAATGGAGTCAGTGGTTCATAGACGTCGGTATCTTCAGTCAAAACTAGATCATAACAATCGTGATCGAGGAACTTACCTAACACATGATCCATCTTGTTCAGATCGGAATGTTCAATATAGATTTTTTTAACCATAGCATTTTCCTTCTTAGTTTCTATGATGCTATGTATGCTTCAGAAGTTTTTCATATGTGTTGTAATACACATTATCACCGTTAATCACGGTCACGTTTTCGATATCTGGATAGATAAAAATAAAGTGAACGTCTGGATGCTTATTGACCAGCCACTGGAGATAGTTCACACGACCAGGATTGTCTCCTGCGTTCGCGCGCGTGTCTGGTCCATAGTTGTTAGTTCCATCATACATGTTTGACAAGAACTGATTCGGACCACCGATAAGGAAATCGAAACCAAGACAGATCAGCTGATCATATCCAGCTTTGATTGCTTCGCGCATAGCGTTCATGCCAGCGTTACTACGAGGGCGACCGATGTTGCATTCAGCTGGCTCCCATCGCTCGTCAATAGGCGGAACGACGAAACGCTTAGAAGGGAAGCTGCTCGATTCTATCTCTGCAATAATACCGTCATCAATAGCAACGAGGACGTCAGGAATAGAGTGATCAGGGAAATCACGATAAAGCGCATTACATCCATAGATTGTACCATATGGTTGGAGCCTTGTCAAGTCAAAGTCTTTACGACTCGTACCATTACCGATGATGATTGCAGTGTTCATGCTACGTCCTTCTTCGTAGAACCCTTTGGACGCCCGCGACCACGCTTGACAGGAGCCTGCGGCTGTAACTCTTGAAAGGGCTCTTCGTTGATTACCACCTCCATCACTGGCGGAGGAACTTCCACAGGCTTCGCTACAGATCGACCCCATGCTTCCCATAGATTAGGAAACGCTTGCGCGACAGCTTCAGGCATGATCTTGATCTGACGATTTTTCATGCGAAGAAGAAGTTTGGCATCACGCGGATCAACTGACTCTAGAACTTGAATGAACAGCTGCTCGCGCTTGATCTGTTTTACGTTACGACCCTCTTCACTATCGACGAAGTAGATCAACTTCTTGCACTCAACGTAGAAACGACCTTCTTGATCTGCTGCATCAAACAGTGGGCGATACGGCGGATCACCTGCTGGAAGCAACCACTTGACGCCTGGATCCATTCCGTAACCAAGCACAGCCTTCAGAGCATATGAGCTATGCAGCTGCAAGAACTCAACCTGCTTCTCTACGGTAGTTTGTGCTTCAATCTTTGCTACGATGTTCGCCATGCACTTATTGGTATCAAGCGCCATGATCATTCTCCTTCTGTTCGTAATAGTCAATCACGTTGATATAATTCCTCTTCTGCTCGTCGGTCCAGGTATTCAGATATTCGTTATCTTCACTGAAGATCTTAAGATACTCCTCTTCAGTGATTTCGCGATGATCGATGATCGCAGTTGGTTCGAGATGCTTCTGACTGAACTCCTTAAAGTCAGCATCGTTTTCACGCATCACAACTTCATCGAGCGCATCTTCAACAGTGTTCGCACGAACTACGTAGCGCAAACGAAACGAAGAGAGAACGTCGACCATAACGAGCTTAGACATTAGATATCGCCTTCCTTACGGTTCTCAGAGTAATACGCATCGAACTTCCCACCAGGGTAGCGAGCTTCGAGCTTCTTCACGTTTTCAGCCACGACTTCATTAGGATCGAGCTGAAGAGCGTTGCAAGCATTGATCCAGTACCAAATCACGTCACCCAGTTCCTTCTTAAGATGCTGGCGTGTATCCTCAGTGAATGGCTTACTCTGAAACAAAACTTTCTTGAGGATTTCCTGAGCTTCGCCAGCCTCACTGGTCATACCAATGATAGCCGTAAGCATCAACGACATGTTAATCTTACTATTCTTATCATACTGGATTTCTTTGAGCTTGTCAATGAAAACTTGTGTTTCGCGGCTTTCACGACTCGTAACAGCCATAACGAACTCAGCATACTTATTCAGATCAATCATTTGAAACTCCAGATGAGATTGACGCCAGCAAGAGGCACCAACACACAGTGAATAAAGAATACAATCGCCAGGAACTTTTGATACTTAGGTGCATTCTTTATATCTTTAATTTCGACGTTGTTGATTAGAAAATAGGTAACGAAGCTGGTCACTGCCAAAGTGAGTAGAATCTTTATCGCGATCGATATACTAGTCATATTAGAACTCCGAGATGACTTCAGTTAGTTGACGCAGACGATGTTCGATGAAGTAGTTGAAGATCTTGCTGCGGGGATTACGATTGTATGTAGCATAACTAGACACGATCTTTTTCTGCAAATCATCAGGAATGCAGTCGAGATCGACCATCATTTTGTTTCTGTGATAATTGCGCAACATTTCTCCCTGACAGAACTCTTCTGGTTTCATCAGAGTCCACTCTTCGAGCTTCTTCTTGGGAAGCGGCTTCTGACGAATGCCAGATACGAACGTATCGTCAGCCGACAAGAAGTTAGGCACACCATCACCAGAGTCACCCTGCAGAATATGATACTGCTTGAATCGCTCAGGATTCACGTCAGGTACGATGTACTTCTTAGTGATAGGGCTATACTGCTGGACGTTGTCATACTTCTGCAGCTGAGCAAAGTCCTTGTCGCCTGAGATAATAAGAATCTTGGGATCAGTGAGCATCCCATGCATACCAAACTGATGACACAGAGCGCCGATGATATCGTCAGCCTCCGCTCGCTCGAATCGCAGAACAGGATACGGCATGTTATCAGCGATCTCGTCGCGAATCTTATGCAGCGCATTGAAGATGAGCAACCAATCGTGTGCAGACTTTTCACGAGCCTTACGACGACCAGCCTTGTAATGCGGATACACTTCACGACGCCAGTACGAAGGACCGTCAGCACAGATAACGATCTCACCATACTCAGCACCAAACTTGCGCTTATACAAGCGAAGGCTCGACAGAACCATATGGCGTACCATATCCTCTTCGAGCTTGCTTTCATTGTTAGCCAACTGCATCATGATATTGGAAATCATGACCTGGCTGAAATCTACGAGAATCATACCAAACTCCATTGCATGATACTATCATATAGCATCTATGCGTGATTGTCAAGCCGGATCGGAGTCGTCATCGATAGATTCGATGTGGGTAACCATCTGTACCGTTTGCTCTACGACTTCCTGAAACGGATGATGCAGTTCCATAGTCATTAGCATAGTTGAGCGCAGGGCTTCGATAGTAAAGCCAAAATGTTTGTCAAAATCTTTGATGAATATATCAAAGCCTTGCTGTGCTAATTTATGGACAATATGTTGCGCATACGCTTCGGTAACCTCATCAACATATGCTCGTTTCGTAGCCTCGCGAGCAGCATCATCCTCGACTGGAAAAACAAGCCTAATGTTCTTCTTAGGGAAGCTCAGAACATTACTTGATCGCGCGGAGAACGATGCAGTATTCGTTGATTCGCCCATTAGGATTATTCTCTTTGGTCTTGAGTGAGGTGAATGCACGTTCGGCAGCCTTGGAATTGCCGCCAGTAATCTTTGGTAGGATGTCTGCGGGCTTACGCAGCTTCTTTTGCTTAGATGTATCGCTCACGTTCTGGAGCGTTGTTCCCTTCAGGGACAGACCACCATCTCCACCAACATAGTGCGCCAACACATTATACTTAGTGTTGAATACCCAGAGCTCATTAGCTCCTACGATCTTTGTAGGATCAACAGAAACAATCTTGAGGTTGGTGTCTTCCTTCTGGAACTTGATCTTGGATACGATCTTGTCTGCTGTCTTAGGCTTGGTTTTACGCGGCTTGCGCGTGACAACCTTACGGCTGTTTGATACCAGAGACTCGCAATCGCTGACGATACCATCGAACAGAGCGATACGCTCCTTGAGCTTCTTCTTGTTCAGATGACGATACGCATACTTTAGATCAACTTCTTTGGTCGTAGCAGCTTCACGCAGTTCTTCGAGCCATGGGCGATAGTAGTCAGCGATCGCACGAGCTTGAGTCGGCTTGACCTGCTTTGTATCCTTGAGCCAGCTATAGAAAGAGTTGCGCCACTCTTCATCTGGATCGTGGTCGATCATCTCTTCGATGGTCGCGATAAGATCAGCCGCAGGATTCTTGTCGTATGCGGGAGCTACCTTAGCAGCCGCAGCCTTTTCAGCTTTAACGATAGCAACGCCCTGCTCGACGAGCGATACGAGATAGATATTGAGTTTCTCTTGCAGCTTCTGGTCTTCCAGGCCCATCGACAACATGCGCGCTGTATTACACATTGTCGAACTGAGCTTCGCGTCAGACACGCGATTGGTCATGGTTACTGCCGCCTTGGACATACCCTGCTCTGTCATATACTCGACGAGCCACTTACGCCCAGTATTAGCCTCGTAGAAATAGTTGTACCAATTATACGCACGACCGAGCATCGACTGACGCTCATCATCGTCGACGAGATGTTGGTTTTCCCAAGAAGGCTCGTCGCCAAGGTACTTCGCATCGAAGCCGCGTGGCGTGATAGAACGTTTCTTCTTGATAGGCGCAGACTTGAGCAGACTCTTAGTCATAGGTCACTCCTCTCACTATATCTATCATACCACGCAGCAGGTCGATTGTCAAGGGCCCTTATTCAGGGAGATTAGGAAGTCTTTCCATTGTCTAGCTCTAGTATCCCAATTATAGAACGAGTCGAAGTAGGCTTTTTGGAACTTGAGCCGCTCCTGGTTAAATTGGCTACGATATTCCTTGATAACCATAGCCAAGATGCCAGCGAACATATTGGCGTGCTTGTTGTTGTCCTCCGTCCAGCCATACTGAACCGCGAAGTTGGCTGTAGTCTCTGGAAGAGCAGCCAACGTTGGGCAGATAACGTTACAGCCAGCGCTCATTGCCTCGATCACTGAGATACCAGAAGTCTCAGGCCAGATAGATGGATATGTGTATATGTGCGCTTTCTTCAGAGCTTCGCGAATCACAGAGTTTGGTTGGAAACCATGATACGTCATCTTACCGTTGCGCTTGATACGTTCAAAGACGCTCTGAAATTGTACGTCTCTATCGGGCCATCCGTATATACTGAACGAAGAGTAGACGTCCAAATGGAAGTCGAGACCCTGATCTGCTAGGAACTCACACACAGGAACTAGAAGTTCCAGTCCACGATGAGGAGTGGTATGATAGATAAGATTAATGGTCGAGCCCTGTGGCTTTTCATGAGCCTCGATAGGAACGATCGCGTTCTGGAGAACGACACCCTTGTCGTATGGTACTCCAAGCCCGAGATTGTAAGTAGATTGCTGATAGTGTGATACGAATACGAGTTTCTCGAATCGGTCAAGACTCTTACGATCCTTTAGGTGCTGTGACTCTGGATCATCCCATGTATCATGGAGCCAAAGAATATTCTTCTTAGTCTTGCTGATATTGTCTTCACGCACGCGCGAGCAGATGATATTGAACTTATCAGCGAGCTCTGTAGGCAAACGAGCTATGAGCCCTTCATACATCTGCTCAGTTCCACCCTTGGAACCAATATGAGCATACGTTCCATTCTCTGCTGGCTCCATATCTTTTGCTTTCTTTGCAGACTCTTTAAGCCCAACGATATTCAGTTTAGTCATTCACGATCCTCACAGAATTAATAGATTCAAGGCGAAACGAGCGCCATCCATTATTATCTATATCCCACACAGCAAGCACTTCAGGATTCTCCTCACGAGCTTCTGCGTTCTGTAACACCGGCAGGTAGCTTTCCTGCAACGTGCAGGTCATAATTCTACCAGAACCATCTTTCTTGATAAATGACACAACTAGTTTGTTGCTACGAAGCATTTCAGCAAGTTCACTCTTATTCCAGATCATTTCCAGTACCTTTCGACCCAATAGTTAATCCACGACATGTATTCTGACACGAACATACAACCAACGCAGAACACTAGCAGCATGTCATCAGACCAGAACGTTATCGCTATCTTATAGACAACGCTGATCAATCCCATCCCAGCAGCAAGCAGAATAAATAGAGCTGGGTACTTCAAGTTCATATCTTTCTCCCAAGATACTTAGCATCAGTTTCATCAGTGATATACTGCACTGCACCTTTGTTGAATGCAGGAGCAATACGTTTAGCCTTATCTTCGATAGCCTTGACAGTAGCAGCAGACTCTTCTGCACCACGTTTCCATTTATGATCAGTCAGCTTATCACGTTTAGCAGCTATGCCGCCAGGAATGATATTAGACATAGGTGCAGCATTAGACTCTACTGCAAGCGAGTACGTGAACTTCTTGTTAGACTTGGTAGGCTTACGATATCCTACACGATCAAGCAACTCTTGAGTCTTACGCTGAGACTCAATCATAGCCTGAGTTGGCTTACGAGTCTTACGCTTACGCATGTTGGTAGTGGTGTAGTAGATTGGTAAGATAGCCATCATAATGACCCCTCATGACAATATCAATTATATGCACAAAAGGTCAGGTTGTCAAGTCATTTCTACCCAGCCAGTGATGATATATTTGGTATTGCTGATTGGCGGATTGCCTCGGTGGGTATGCGTAAAGCCGGCGGGCCACAGGATAAATCGACCTTGTTTGGCTTTGACTCGTTTTGGGTAATATAGGAACTCTGTTTCTCCACCCTCGTCCACATCGTTTAGGTAAAGAATGAATGTAGCCACGCGGCGCATATTCTGTGGGCAGTCGTCTTCATTATGCCACACATGATATCCGCCACTGATATCAGTTTTCTGAATCTTAGCCGAGCGAATGGTCATATTCGCCATTTGATTCAGAACGCCATACTGCTCAGCATAAGCTGGATATACAAGCTGCCAGAACCTTTCAACAAACATGCGGAAAGGTGCAACGTCTGAGATATCTAACTCCATTCCCGAAAGATAATCTGAGAAGTAGAATTGATCGTCTTTCTTTACCGTAGAGTTGTTACCTTCCTTCTGACGACTAATAGTGAAGCCGGCACGATCCATACGATTAAATGAATCGATGAACTGTTGACACTCTTGAGCTGAAAAGAGATTGTCATATTGAAGAACGAAGTTTTCTGTGGTAATCATGCGCAAAGAATTTCCTTTAATCTATCAGCAGCATAAGAAGCAGCGAATGCTTCTGGCTTAACACGAGGTACCATATTACACATTCCTCGAACGTAGCCAATCGCTTGCTGCACGACACAGCTGCTACCATGAATTATATCTGGATTGATGTCGAGGTGAACCTCGGCGCGGCGATCACCAATGGCTTCTGCTAGGTCCATATAGAGTTGAGCTACCTTATACACCTCGTTCATAAGGCGATACGCTGGACGATCCTTGCGCTGATCATAGTCACGTTCAGTTTCCATCTTACCAAAGACCTTACATCCGCGCGATCCGTCGTAATGAATCACGACAGCGAGTGTGTAGTCGGCGTACCATAGATTATCTTTTCCGCAGTAGCGTTCACTGTCAGCACCAATGTATATGCAAGTTTCATCCGATGTGTTACGAATGAACTCACGGACTTCATCAAGATTCATGTTTTTCATCATGTCTATTTACCTAACATTTTAGCCTTGTATGTTTCGATCTTGTTTCTATAGTTGGGCTGAAGTTTACCTATTATTTGTTTCTGTAGTTCTCTGTCTGCACTTCTAGTCAGCTTCACTGCACTTTCTACCTTTAACCCAACATTATGTAGGAATGGGAGCGAGAACGCAGCAGTCTGCATTCGGTCTTCTGTATTGAACTTTCTAGCAAGAGCCATGAAATCATCAGAACTCCCCCAAGGGCTTTTCCACTTGTATGGATTGTTAGTTTTTTCATAGTCTCTGAAAGGATCGTTTCGAGCTATGTTGATATCATTCTTGTTTTTGTTTCCGTCAAACAACACCAGAGATGTGAACGTGTGTTGGTCTATGAAATATCTTCCTTCTTTAGAGTTTAACCATTCCTTCGTTTTCAATAGATCGTCGATCGTTTCGTTTGGGAGCCCTGCTATGAACGAACCAGTCGTTATGCAATTATCTCCTATTACGTCACGAAATATTTCTAACGACTGAATCAGCTTACTCTTATCAGTCATCTTACCAATGCTGGGTCCAGCATCTTTCTTAAGAGATTCTATACCAAATGTAGCACCAGCTATACCCGAGTCGAATAGTAGTTGAGCTTGCTCTTTGCGTTTGATCGTATCGAGTCGAACGTAGCCCGTCCATCTAATATCGAATCCAGTCTTTTCACGGATTTTAATTAGAAACTTCAGCTTCTCTTCATAGTCGTTCATGATGTTGTCTGTGAGGAGATACATACGAGTTTTGAAGTTTTCGTAGTTGCTAATAAGTTCGCGCTCTAGACTTTCATATGTACGAACATACTCAGTCTTTTTCTTTCCGAGCGCAGCATAGTTGCAGAACTGACAACTGAAAATGCATCCAGCAGCTATTTCTGTTGGAAGGCTTTCATCTTCTAGAATATGATCTTCAATGAGAGGAGTCGAAGCGCAGTCACTGAAATCGACAATATCGGACGCAACAGATATGCGCGAGCCGCCTATAGTTTCGTATTCAATGTGTTCGTTTCGCGTGAACTTTAAGATCACGTCGATATTGTTACCGATGACATAAAGATCTACGAACTTATCTAGAACATCAAACCCCCAAGAGTGTCTGTTCTTCGCGCTATGAAACTTGTTCTTTTCTATTTCCCATCCACCTAGCATGATAGGTATGTTCATACTTTTGATTACTGAGAATGATCTCAGCAAGAAAGAAAAGGCTTCAGAACCCCATCTGAAGCCTACTTGAGAAGTTTCTGTGTCGTTTATGCCTTTCAGCTCTGCGATATTCTTTCTAAACGTCGTATTGATAAACGATGAACTGAAACATGCTAATGCGGGCTCACCTTGAGTGAAGTTCTGTACGATCCATTTGATTTCTTCAGGAGCGAATGACAAACAGTTGTGGATCTGCTTCACTTCATATCCTACAGATCTTAGCATGTAGGATAGACGAAGATTAGACGCAGATTTCATGAAATTGAACCCTGCGCCATTATTCTGTGAAAAGATGATAATCTTACGAATCATGATGCAGAACATTAATGTTTTTCATCATGTCTATTTACCTAACATTTTAGCTAGGATAGACGAAGATTAGACGCAGATTTTCAGATACATCCGCACTAAATCAATGGCCCGAGCGCAAAACAATACACATGATCCGGATGATAAGGATTCAGAAATATCAAAGGACGCCCTGTTGGATTGCCAGGAACGTTCAGTATTTTTTCTTTAGGAATTGTATATGTTTTTCCTACAGGAGCCCAATCATGATTTCTCGGCCCTCGACCAGTCACAGTAGCAGTTACACTACCATCAGGATTAATCGACCAATCATCTGCATATACAGCGTCAGCATCTGAGCAACACTTAGCCACTTCAGGAGTACTCCACCAGTTAGATGGGCCCGACACTGTAAGGAACGTTGCTAATATAAGATTTAAGAACATGATGTACCCTCAGACTATATATGGTGCCCCAGGTCAGATTCGAACTGACAACCTACGGTTTCTAAGACCGGCACCTCTACCAGTTGGGCTACAGGGGCGATATTGGAGCGGATAGAGAGAATCGAACTCTCGTCGTAACGTTGGCAACGTTCTGCTCTACCATTGAGCTACATCCGCATATTGGTGCTGGCAGAAGGAATCGAACCCTCGACCTGATGCTTACAAGGCAACTGCTCTACCGTCTGAGCTATACCAGCGAATTGGTGTGGGCTAACCGTGGACCCACGCGGGCTTATTACGTAGCCACCCGATAATGGTGGAGCCAGACGGAATCGAACCGCCGACATTCTGCTTGCAAAGCAGACGCTCTCCCAACTGAGCTATGGCCCCAAAGTGGCGGAGAGGGTGAGATTCGAACTCACGGTAGACTTTCACCTACGCTAGTTTTCAAGACTAGAGCCTTAAACCACTCGGCCACCTCTCCAAATGAAAGCCGATGGATAGTAATCCAGCAACTTAATTCTGTGAGAAGGTTTACAAGCCGTATTGGTTAGCTTGAAGGATTCTCGGTCCTCTGATGGACTTTCTACAGTGCCAAACTGGTACGGGATGACAGGGTTGAACTGCCGACCTTCGCCGTGTAAAAGCGTTGCTCTACCACTGAGCTAATCCCGCATAATTGGTCGGAGATGCAAGATTCGAACTTGCGACCCTCTGCTCCCAAAGCAGATGCGCTACCAGACTGCGCTAATCTCCGTTACACCTGATCGGGAGTGATGTTATGTTATGGGCATGATTCAGTTCATACCGTTTGCTTTATTCTGTAACCTTATTGAGGATCGCGACATCCTTTTTCAGTTACAACTCAGCTTAGTCCGTGCCTGCAGGACAGAGGGAACCATAGACTGTGCACATAGCCTGACTTCACAGATATTTTCCATAACACCACACCGAATCAGTTGTTTCTACAAGAATGCACCAGCTATCTAGCCCCTTTAACCACCGTCAATTATGGCCAACTTAGACGGAATGAGAAAGCCTAGCGGGCTTTACGATCACCCACGCTCT